GACATCATTTAATTTTTCAATAACTTCTTCGGCAATTTCTTCAGTATCCTCACCTGATTGTTTAAATTTGACCATAAATCTATCGTATGGTTTATCTGAGGATTCACGGTGACCACCAATCCATTCATCTTCACCAACGTAATCGTCCATAAGTTTGTTTAACTCAGATTCAATTTTTTTATTTGATGGGTCTTTCTTACTTTCATTGATTACTCGTTTAACAAATCTTGTTAAATCCGATTCTGTTAGCCTAATTACTTTTTTCATATTAATAAATATTGCAATTGGTATAAAAAATAATGTCCAGGTGTGGGAATCTAACCCACTTAGTCCATATTCGTTGCTTGTACGTCTGGGCAATTTATTGTTAGGACCGTCCCATTCGTCAATGGGGTGTGTAACACAATCCACCTACCTGAAGGTTTTATGTGTGGGATGTGATGGAGTCGAACCACCCGAGTCCGAAGACAAACGATTTACAGTCGTTCCCGCTGCCCCTACGGTATAACATCCCAAGTTTAGGAAATCAGAAGATGGTTGTGTGGACATCTGATTTTACGATTGGCATTACTTTGGTGTATATCTCCCAACTCCGATGATACTGACCGATATACACTCTCGTGTCATTAGTATCACCCTTCCCCAATCAACCTATTGCGACTCAGACAGGACTCGAACCTGTAACGTTCACATTAACAGTGTGATGCTCTCCCAATTGAGCTACTGAGTCATTTTGCGCGTCTCCAAGGACTCGAACCCTGACCAAGAGATTTGGAGTCACTTATGCTTGCCGTTACACCAAAGACGCAAATAATGAAATTAATTATTTCATTGAGGACAGAGAGGGATTTGAACCCCCGAATAATGGATTTGCAGTCCACCCCTTTAAACCACTCAGGCATCTGTCCTTGTTAATTTGTTTAGAGGTTGGTTTACATTCAGTGACCATGACTTGTACTTCGTCTCAAGGGGTAAACCCTATACCTCTATTGTGACCCCAATGGGAATCGAACCCACCTTGTTAACTACATATAAGATGCTTTGACCTAAGTGACCCATATACTAGTACTACGGGTGCCAACTACAAATTATCATCGTTAACCCACTCACCGCTTCGGTTGCGACCCTAACAGTTATGGAGTCGTATTGTAGCCCCTGTAGGACTCGAACCTACACTATCTTGTATGTAAAACAAGCGCTTTTCCTTTAAGCTAAGGAGCTATTTTTGTATCCCCGAAGAGATTCGAACTCTTGACCCCTCCATTAAAAGTGGAGTGCTCTAATCCTGCTGAGCTACGAAGACATTTTGTTGTGATGGAGGGATTCGAACCCCCGTAAACTATCGTATCAGGATAGCCCCTACACCGCTCGGGCACATCACAGTTTTAGTTTCTTGGAACAAATATAACCGTTTTTTGGTATATACCGCAACATTATACTAATTTTCTTTTTCTTTTTTTCTGTCTTTATATGTTTTATTTACTTTATGTTTAGCAACCTCATCGTTAAAGTCAGATATTTCTTTATCAGTTATATTATTAATTCTGTTATTGGCGTTGATAATATATTCCTCAGATATATCAATCCCAAAATAGTTATGCCCTAATAGTTTAGATGCAACCGCTGAAGTTCCACTACCCATATATGGGTCAATAATGTCACAACCTTCTTTATCATCCAATATTGAGTAAATACATCTTGTCGGTATTTCAATTGGAAATGGTGCGGGATGATTAGATACCGTAGATTTATTCATTTCAGGTCGTAATCTCCAAACTGATGTCATTAATGCATGTTTAGATTTTAATTCCTCACCATTATCTTTTTTATTTATTGGTTTGTACAACCAATAAATTCTTTCCTCCACTTGCCAAAATCTCCAACCTCTAATATTTGCGGCAATTTGTCTATCCCAAATTATTTCTTGTTTAACTGTCCAATCAGTTTTTTTTAACCAATCCATCGGATGAAACATTTCTCCTTTATCCCATCTAATTTTATGGTTATAAAAGAACGAACCTCCAGGTTTAATAACACGAAACAATTCGTTTAGTATTTCAATTTGCTCTATTTGGTATTCAGATTCATTTTTATTATCCGTAATATCCGAATATTTAATATCCTTAACCAAGACACCTTTTCTATTGTTTTGTTTATTATAAGGTGGGGATGTTACACCCATATCAAAAATGTTTTCATCAAGTGTTTTTAAAACATCATACACATCACCAAGTACTATATTGTTTTTAATTTCCATATTCAATCAACGATTTAAAAAACGGTTTTGTAAATTTATGTTCATATTCACTAATCATAGGTGAAATATATTCAAGTCTAAACGAATCTGAATTTTTAAAGTGTAAGTAACTAAATTTAACACTTCTAACATATCTATTTAATTCATCACCGTTTGGTAAGTGTTTAGTTAATTGCCGTTCTATTTCATTTACAAAATCAACTGAGTTATATTGGAAACTTACTAAAAACAATAATTTACCATCTAAAAACCCCGACACTACCATTTTAACTTTATCATCTTTATATTTTTTGTGTCTTTTCCATGTAAAGTCACTGAAATTACCTGAACCGTCAAACTTTTTAGTTGAATCTGATGATAAATTCTTTGGTTTAACTTCAATTGGGTATTCGTCAGAATCGTACCCTAATTTGTGAACACTTTGTTTTACCCCTAAAATCCCCAATGTCACCCCTTCTCTAAATAATGAGGAATTTTTATCATTAGACATCTCATTAAGTAACCCTAATAATAACGTTTCTTTGGTTTTGTCATCAAGTTCTAATATTTTAGAATTATCTCCTAATGAATAGTTTAATTTTAATTCTGATAGATTCATACAATACATTTTTAACAAAGTACGTAAATAAAATAAATTATTCAATACCATTAATTTTTTGTAGGGTAGACAGGACTCGAACCTGCACTATGTCCTCATCCCAAATGAGGCGGCCTACCAATTGGCCAACTACCCTATATTGTACCGAGTATGGGGATTGAACCCACTTGACCATCCTTATGAGAGATAGTTCTTTACCACTAAGCCTCGGTATCTCAGCGGAGAATGTGGGATTCGAACCCACGCATCATGTTTCAGACCTATCACGTTAGCAATGTGACCCCTTAAACCATCTTGGGTAATTCTCCGTAGAAGTCTCTGAAGGATTTGAACCTTCTCTAAAACATCCGTAGTGTTTCGTGCTGTCCGTTACACCAAGAGACCAAAGTGGGTAACTAATGGGAATCGAACCCATGGCACAAGGAACCACAATCCTTTGCTCTACCTACTGAGCTATAGCTACCATAAAATTTTATTTTCTATGTGGAGAGGGTGGGAATCGAACCCACATTGCTGGATTTTCAGTCCAGTGCCTTGACCAACTTGGCAACCTCTCCTTATTGTTGTCCTGGAAGGATTTGAACCTCCAATTTCCTCGTTCAAAGCGAGGTGACTTTGCCAGTTCGTCTACAGGACAGTGAACTCACTTTTTGAGTTTTTTTAAAATCTTTTTTAAAAGTTTTGATTTTACTTTAATTTTAATCCCTTCTTTTCTTAAATTTTCCTGACTTGAGTTGAAGGTCCCCTCAAGTACAATTTTAATAGTTTCTTTTTTTCCCATAATTTATTTTTTAGCGAGGAGGGTGTGGGACTTGAACCCACAAGACCTATTACACGTCTTACTCGTTTTCAAGACGAGCTCTTCATCCAGCCAGATACCCTCCGAATTTTTATACCAATATGTCAAAGAACAAAAAACCCCCGAACTTGTGGTCCGAGGGCTTATATCATAGTTAATCTTTTTTAACTTATAAAACACTTCGGACTACCATATGACATGCTCGGATACCAATTGCGGTTACACGAGATGACAATCTGTGATTGTTTAAAATTAATCATATGTTTACCAAATGTTTTCATTGTTTTTTAATAACTATTACAAATATAGGAAAAATCCTCGTTTAATCAATATTTCTTTAAAATTATATTTTTTTCACTGAATAAATGTGACCTGAATCTGAATTTGTTTGAAATATCTCTTTCATCTTATCAGCCTCCTTTTCAGATTCAAACTCCCAAACTTCATTATCAGAATTTAAAATTATAACAGGTAACCATTTACCTGATTTTTTGTTTTTAATGCTTTTGATTATTACATACATAGTTTTAGATTTTTTTTACAAATGTAACGTTTTTTTGGTTACGGTTCAACTTAGTATTTGTTTTTTCTTGAAAATGGGTTATTTGAGTCGTCACGTTTTCTTTTTTGAGGGAAGAACTCCCTATTTTGAGCCGCCAAAGTACCCTTTTTAATTTCAATAAGTTTATTCCTGTCGTTTGGCACATGTTCTCTAACAGGTTTCACATTTTTTGATGGATGGTATATATCAGTTCTATTTAAAACTTGATTGATTAAATCATAATTTATTTTGGAATCAGAATTTTTTGGTTTAACATTTAATTTAATAACGTCAGTTAATAGAGTATCTATTTTTTGTTTATTAATTATGAATTTTTCATACTCTTCATCAATAATCTTTTTATTAAAAATTTCATAAAAAGATTCGGTTACTAAATTTTCTATCGGTCCAAAAGTTTTTCTTTTTTTACTTAAATTATAATATTTACCTCTCATTTGAGAAGATAAATTAGTATCGGGATGTTGAGTTAAACTATTTTTATGGACCCTTCTATAAAACCCTAAAGATTTGGTATGGATTAATTTGACATTATTTTTATATAATCTATTCATTAGGTCAGAATCCGCCGCACATCTCCACCCCTCAAAACCATTCATGTCTAAAAATAATTTTTTCTCAATTCCAAAAACACCTTCACCATATGTGTTTGCATTTGATTTTTCCAAATTAATGTTTTTAACTTCTTCGTTGAAATCTATATACATAGGCTTTATTAGCTTATGTGTTGATTTATAACGAATGATGTCTTGGACAAGTTCTTCTTTCATAATGTCATCAGAATCAAAAAACATTAAATAATCAGAATTTGAAATCAGTGATAAACTATTTTTAACAATATAAGGTCCGACATTTTGATTAAAGTAATAGAATCTAATTCTTGGGTCAAATTTACTGTCTTGAATATAAGATAGTGTTTTTTTGCACCCATCAATTCCAACTAATATCTCAACATTTAAATCTTTAATTGATGTTAATACAGAATCTAAACATTCGGTTAAATAATTTAAAACATTATACGTTGGGATGATGATTGATATGTCCTTTTTATTGTTTTTTATATCAAATTCATTAACCATTTTATTTAACGTTAATAAATCTTTTAATACCAAAATATTCTCATTTTTATCGTTATTACCAATAACTAACCCTTTATTACCAGGTATCCAATTAATTAAATTTTCTAATATTTGATGTGAGAAACTTTTTTTATTATTATCCACCGAAAATAAAATTTTACTATTAAGTTTTTCTTTAAAATTATTTTCTAAGTAAGTAAGATGGTGCATATACATTTGAGAAATATAATATTTTTTTTCGGGCATTTTTCTTGCAGGGTCAGAAAGAACTGAACTACTTATATGTCTACCATATTTTCTTTCATCAATTTTATAAATTGATGGTACGTAAAGTTTGTCCTCAACAAAGTAATATTTATCACTTTTATAATATGACACGATTGGTGAATATAATGTGTCAATACCATTCTCATTCATGAATTTTATTTCATCAGTAACATATCTATCATTATAACATTCATCATTATCTAAAGTTAGAATATAATCACAATTCGCGTTTTTACATTTAGATAAACCAACATTTCGTTTGTCTATCATTCCGATAATCTTATCTACCACATCTTCATCATATAACACCAATTCATCTATATAACCACAATCAACCAATTCTTGTAATAAAATATTATTTTCAATTGAGCCGATTTCACCCGAAAAACTTTTTTTCTGATGAACCACACATATGTAATCAACAACATTAATAATTGATTCAATTGATTTTTTTAATACGTCAACATTATAAAAGGAATTATATGAAACCCCAACTTTTAAATTATTAAATTGTTTAGTTTTAAACCTATGAGATATTGTTCTACTAAAATCTAACCATTTATTGTTAGTCAACAATTCAGTTAACTTTTTTTCTAAAGTTTCATAATTTTCAAATTCGTGGATTAAATCACCATAATAATTCTTTTTACTTAGTTCCGATACAACACATTTACTATTATTTAATAAATAAAATAACCTTACTTGTTCTTGTATTGACGATTCATAAAAATGTAAATTTAAAATAATTTTAGTTTCTGAAATTATATTATCTAACTTATCCGAAAAATCTTTAGGTAAAAATTTAATTCCCGAATTATTTAACTCAACGTTATCTACATCAAAATTGTCACCAATAACAACTAAATTAAATTTAGAATTTATTTTTTTTAAAATTTCAAATCGTTTTTTATTTATTGCACCATAAAATAAAATGTCGTATTTAGGGTTTTGATTAACCTTTATGTTTTCTAAAGATTTAGAATATTTAAGTGGTACAAATTTTACTTTATTGTAACCAAGAGTTTCTAAAAACCACTTATTAGATAAATCATATTCCCATATTTCATCACATTCATCCAACCATTTTTTAATGTGAGAGGTTCTATGTTTCACATGTTTTGAATTACTATTAGGGTTAAACCAATTTGGGTTATAATTAAAAAGTTGCTCTAATTGGTAAACTATTATTTTTTTATTAGGGTATTTTTCTCTATAGAAATTAATCTCTTTACCTAAATTATATCCTAATATAACCAGACAATTATGGTATTTAGAATTATCAGAATATAATTCTTCAACCATTGTCTTTACATGTAAAAATGTACCAACATCACTATCTCTGTTGATTACACATTTAAGATTCTCCATATTAAAATTTATAACAAAGTATTATTCGTTCAGATATTATTTCTGAATGATACGGAGTGTGACCCATAGTCCATTCTTTAATTATTTCATCATCAATCATGTGATGTTCAATATCGTCAGGGCAATCCCATTTATAGGGTAATGAAATGATACAATATTTTGATATTCTTTTTATTTCATCAAAAACTAATTTTTGACTAGGACTTAAATGTTCTAAAACTTGTAAAGCAACAAATACATCGTATTCTTTATCAGGTATATCCCAAGGAGTTTTTGTTGCGTCAAAAATATAATTTTTATTTTTTATATTATCAGGGTCAACTGTGTCAATTTCTAACGCTATAGTATCACTAAAACCCATTAAAGACATTCTATTAGTACCCATCTCTATTGCGGTCTTAGGATTTATTTTTTTTAACTCATTAACAACAATCTCACTATATTTCCATCTAAAATGTTTAGATTTATCCCAATATCTATCATTTAATCTTTTTACTTTGTTGTAATATTCAACTTTATCAACTATATTCATATTAAATAAATATAACCAAAAAAAAATAATAGTGTATTTTACGTATAATCGTTTTTTACTCTTGAATGTTATTTAATTTTCTTATAATGTTATGAGCAATGGATAAAGTATTAGTATTAAATTCTGATTACACCCCAATAAATGTTACGACATTAATTAGGGGGTTTACATTAGTGGATAAAGGTAAAGCGGAAGTTTTAAAGTCAGGTGATAACCCTATAACATCAGGACATAAAAAATACGTTAGACCCCTTATCATACGTTTATTGAATTACGTTAGATTTAGAGTTAAACCTTTAAAAATTAATAGACAACGTATTTTTAAACGGGATGGTTTTAAATGTTCGTACTGTGGGATATCTAAAAATCTTACTATTGACCATATTTTACCTAAATCAAGGGGTGGTGGAAATACTTGGTTAAATCTAACAACTTGTTGTAAAAACTGTAATAGAATAAAAGATAATAAAACACCCGAAGAGGCTGGTATGAAATTGATTAATCGTCCTTTTGAACCTTCATTATTTTCAGAAGTTATTAATCCATCTATTTCAGAGATTTGGAATGAGTTTAAAAAATCTTATAGTTAAAACAAAAAGGTGTCAAACGACACCTTTTTGCTAGATTTGCTCTCCTTTCTTTTAAAATGTTAAGCCTTTTAGACAAATCTAAAAGATTTTTATGCCATCACTTTTTGTTTGATAGTTGATGCTGCAGAACCTAATTTCTGACCAATACCACCCAATAAAGGACAAATAAATTCACTAACTTTTTGTTCAACTTTTTGACCAAATGAACTGTCTTCAGCCATCTCAATTAATGCGTTACGTAAAATATCATAACCCGCACCCTCAAATCCTCTTTCAGCTTGTATTTTCTTAGTGGTACCCTCAACAATTGATTTTGATATGATATTACTAACAAAACTACAATTAGTTAATTTTGGTAATTCACTTATCGGAACGTTACCTATTGCCGTTATAATTATTGACCCTAACCAACTATCAGATTCTATTGGTGTAAATTTCTCAACAATCCAAGTTGCAAATTGCTCTTTGAAGTAACTGAAGATGCTTTCAGATGCGTTACCGAATAAACCTTTAACCATGTCAAATAACCCTTCTTGGATTAATTCAGGTCTATACCCTAATGAATTTAACTCGGCAGTTTCTTTAATTAGTTCATTAACAAATTCTCTAATTTCTTTTTCAGTTTTAATACTTTTACCTTCAGTTAATACTTCGTATCTATTTTTAATTACCGTAGTTTCACTAATAAGAATATTTTTTTTCTCAATTGATTTTTTAATTAAATTTTCTTTAATTACACTTTTAATGCTTGTTGATTCTTTCATATTCATTTTATTAGTTAAAAATTCATTAATACCATACTTACTTGTATCACCTATTATATTTTTCATTTCATCACCAACACCTAACGTACCCTCAATAAATTTTTCACCTTGTTCATAACAAGCAAAAACTCCACGTTTTAATGACATTAATTCGGCATCATCAACTTGTGCGTTAGTTTTTCTTAGATAATCTAAAGTTTTAATCATACTTCTACAATCTTTTTTAGATGTCTCACCACTCTTTACTCTTTTAAGAAGTTTTTTAGCTGATTTACTATCAATCTTACCTGTAATTTCGGAATCATCTGTCGGTCTACGTGTGATTCTATCCTTTAATGAATAGTTTTCAGGTGTTTCATCTTCCATTGGATATGCGTAAATAGGACCACCTGTCCCACCTAAATCTTTATAATAATCTTTATACTTACCACCCATCAGTAGTCTAATGTCCATTCTTTTGTCATATCTACCGTCAGTAATCTCAGGAGCAACTAAAGTATATCCAGCTTTATTTAAAACGTCCTCTACAACTTTATTGTCTGCAGTTATTTTAAGTTTTTCTTCGTCAGATTTAAGTTTTTCTTCGTCAGATTTTTTTTGTTCTACCGACTTAAACCCTTCGCAAGATATTTTACCCGTCTTCAATGTTTCTTTAGTAGATGGATTAATTGCCTCAATAGTTAAATCTTCATAAACAAAAATCCAATTCCCTTTTTCAGTTTTCTTGTATAAAGCAACTTTATTATTAATAGGGTTAGTTACAAACTTAAAATCATCGGTTACACATTTTTTCGCTTTGATTTCTTTTAAATTTGTTAATCCTGTATTTTGGTCTTCTTTTAATAACATCGTATTTTATATTAATTTTATTTTATTTAAATCCCTGCTAAAAAATCTTTAACATTAACTGATTCAGGTTCTATTGTTGTTGGTTCTGAAATAGGTTTAACAGTTGTAGTTGTGGTTGTTACATTTTGTGCAATACCACAAATTCCATCAACATCAGAATCACTAAAAATCAATTTACCAAGTTTAGACTGAACAGCCGCTTCTGTTTTAGGTCCAAATAAACCGTCCATTTTAACACCTAAACAACCTTGTACTTTTCTAATTACTTCAGATTTACATCCTTTATTATATGTTCCACTACAAGCTCTGTATGTTGGTTGGGTTGTTCCTCCACCACCATCTGTGTTAGAACCTCCACCTCCACCATCTGTGACTACAGGTGTTACTGAACCTTTAACAGGATAATATTCTTGACCATCAAATTCTAATACTAATTTTTCACCATCACATTCCCAAGTACCTTCAAATTGACCATTTTTTGCGGTTCCATCATTTCTAAAATAAGTATATCCGTTCATGTCTAACGATTGTAAACCTGTTTTACCTTTAACAGATAAAATACCTGGTTTAATCTGAACCGCCTTTGAAAAATTGTTGTATCCAACAAAATCAATTAAACATTGACTCCATATCTTAGGTTTTGCGGAAAACCAGTTTCTCCAAAGATATATCGCCAACCATCCTGCTGCACCATACATAATTACCTTTTTCCAACCAAGTCTTTTAGCGTATTCAAGTACTTTCAACCCTTTCATTCGGGCCAATTTTTTAAAACCTTCCCATTTACCTTTTTGAGTATTTAAACTAAATAAATCTTTTTCAGATTTTATATTTTTACCTGCTTGAACGTCTTTACCTGATGTTTTAAGGATATCTTCACCTGTTTTTATTTTACCTCCAATGTTTTCAGTTTGTTTAACAATTGAAGTTATCGCCTCTTCGCTATATCCAGCGGCCTTTAACGCTTTTTCGTACTCAACTTGACCTTTAGCTAATGATGATGAATATTTGTTTATAAAACTTTTGTTTCTTGCTAAGTTACTAGCTGCAGCATCAATTAATGATTTATTAGTTGTTCTTGATTTTAATATAGCTAACTCAAGTTCACCTTTTAGAAAACTATTTAGTTTACCTAATTTAATCGCACTTGCAAGTTCTTCAGCGGTTCTAACTCCCGTCCTCATTCCTTTAGCATCAGTTAAAGTCACATTTTTAAGTTCATTAGCAACTTTACTATCTTTCATCATAGTTTTAAGTACACCCTCAAGTTCACGAGCCGCAACTCCACCACCTCTAACAATATCTTTTATAACACCTTGTTCTGAAATTACGGATTCAACACTTTCTAAATTTTCAGTTAATGTTGTACTCATATCGTATTTCATTAACAATAATTGTCTTTTTAATAAATCTTCACTCATAATATTTATATTTTATTTATATTATATACCGACTTCACATCTGAGTCTGTTAGTGCGGATGCCAATTCCATCTCACCTTTTTCTTGTTTATACCCACTATAAGTTCCAATACCACCAACTAAAGCGGTTGTTCCAATCGCAGCTCTTGACCCTCTTGCCAATTTACCAGTTCCAGGTGCAATTGTATGTAACGCCTTAGAAATAAAATTAGATATCCCTTTTAAAAATTTACCAATTTTACTTAAGATACCACCAATAAATTTAGCACCCATAGGGAATTTAGTTTTTAACCAATTAACGGCTCTTTCTAAAAGACCAGGGACTTTTTCAACGGCACCACCAATTTTAGTTAACAAGTTTTTTACGGTTGAGTTTTTAGCCGCAACCACTCCCAACTCTTCAGCGGTTTTAACCCCTCTAACAGCACCTTCAAGGGCCACTCTTCCTGATTTAGCTACTGCCCCCGCAAAAACTAAACCTAAGATATCAACTCCTAAGAATAATAATCTTTGCCAAGTAGGTAAGTTTTCCTCATAATTACCTGTAACCATTTCATACACATCTAAAGCAACTATTATTGCCCAAGGAATCCACTGAACCGCTTTACCAATTCCTGTCGCAACTAAAATAGCGTCAAGAATCAACCCGACAGGATGATACAATGCACTTCTTAGTTTTCTCGCCAACCATAAAACTCCTTTCCCTAATAATGAAAAAACTTCTTTCCATTCACCCTTAGATATTTTATCAACAATATCACCAATACCTTTAACACTTTTTTTAGCGAATTCTTTAAATCCGTCAATAGTGGATTTACCTGTTTCGTAAGCCCAATTTTTAAAACTACTCCATAATCCTTCATTTAACAGGACCTTGAAATCTGATTTTAAATGTGAAATGTTTTTTGTACTTTCGGTTATAAGTTTACTACTTAGGATTAATTCTGCCTCTTCCTTTATTTGTTTGGGTAAAGTTGACACAGCAAATGAGTGTGATAAGAAAGTTTTTAAATTATTAAAGTCTTCCCATATATTCCCAAGTTTGGTTTTGTTTTCAATGTCATATAACTCATCCAAAAATATGATGTATTTTTCATCGGGAGATAACCAATCGGTAATAACAATTTCCTCACTAATGTTATTAGTTGCGGTTATATTGTATAAACCTAATATATTGTCTTTTTCCGATTCTGTAATCAACAGTTTCTTCATATCTTATTTTATCTTATAAATAGTTTATAATATAAAAAAGTAAATTTTACAATAAAGTATTAGCTTTACCTCTGTTAACTTTTACAATGTCCGCCCATTTAACTATCGCTATTTGATTGGCAGGTCCTCTAGCAACACCTGATTCCCATTTTGTCACTGTCGGATAATCTGGTTTTGTATCTCCACCAGTATCTCCTCCGCCCGCCGTAGTGGTATCTTGTTCACTTAATTCTGTGTCATATGATTTATTAATAACCATATTCATAACTGAGATTATATTGTCAATTTCACTTCTCATAGTTATAAATATTAATGGAAATAAAAAACCCCCTAATTGAGGGGGTGGTTTTAAAAACTATTTTTTAGATAGTATGAAGAAAAATTGAGACACTGAAATTACTATTAAATTTAACATCAGTAATGGAGATATAATAACAAATATAATAATATTAATGTCTTGATATGAATACCCGTAATTTCTACCAATGTAGTTGATGATATCACAGCATTTTTCAAATAAAGTCAGATTATTATCTTTTAAAAACAAAGTCGCGAACAAATCAAGATATGAATCGTATGAATATCCTTTTAAAAGGTACGGACTAACAACGTAAGATTCGTTACCACAAAGTAAAATAACTGAAAAAACGACTAACCAAAAAATAACACTACCCCAATAAATTGATTTTATGAATTTCATCTCTTTGTCTTTTTATTATTACAAAGATAATGGATTTTTTCAATTACGCAACATTTTGAGGATAATCTATAGTAATATTTACTTTTGGTTTATTATTAACATTGGTGTCAGGATGTTCTAAGTAAGCCAAATGTCTAATACAAGCGTACCACCCAGCCTTCGGGTTTTCATTTTTTATTTTTAATATTTTTTGCGGATATGTTAAGTTTTCAAGTTCCTTTAAATTTGTTTTAGCATCAGGAATAGGACTAAAGTCATAAATGTCGGTTACTTTTAGTTTACCATTTTCAATTTTATAAGTAAATCTACCTAAAGTTGTTGCTATCATAAATATAGGATTACTATTTAAAGTATTCAAAACCATATCTACAGATTTTACACCACCAGGTCCGAACCATTTATCGGCATTTTCTTTACCATAATCAACATATTCGGTAGCGCCTAATTTAGTTTTACCAGTTCTTTTAACCGCATTATTAACCGCAGTTTTAATGACCGCCAATTGGTCAGGTTTAAAGTCGGACTCGTCTAAATCCCTTGAATAAAATAACTGAATAACATTTGGAAATTGTTTTCTTAAAAACTTTTTAACTCCTCTGACCGCAGCATTTCCCGCTGTTTTAACACCAGAGTATGCTGGGGACGTAAAAGTTAAAAACGCATCTAACGCAACACCCGCAACAGATGCTAAGTTTTTCACATCATCCCAAAGTGTCCCACTTTTTTTAGTTTCTTGTTTTAGAGCACTCACATAAGATTGTTTGTAAGTTTTCATCGCATTTTTTGTTTCAGGACCATATGTCCCTAGATAATTGTTAGGTAACTTACCACCTTTAAACCAATTGGGTTTATTTTTATTCATCCATAATTGGAACCCCATAATGAATTTTTGGTTATTCGCTTTTTGATATTTCTTATTTAAAGTTGATGATAATTGTCCGTATAATTTTTTTAATGCTACGGGGTATTTCTCTAAACTAACCCAATTGTTTGATTTATCTGTTTTTCTTTTAAAGAACCACTTCATATTCTCTAATTTGTAATCGTAAGACTTATCAAAATCTTTATAAACCCCATCATTCATTCTTTTCATTTTATCAATGACATTAGGGAACAATTTTGATTCCACCGATTTGTTTAAAAGTTGTTCATTTAAAACCTTTCTAATTGAGGTTTTTAATCCCCTTTCATTAATGTTAATTCTATTTTTCATATTTTTAAAAAAATTCGGCCTTAGGCAAGTTACCTGAATTTATTAAGTAATATTCATTTAAAAACGAAATTACGTCATCTTCTAATTCATCATCTTCAAAAAGTTCGTCAAAATCATCATATTCAAATTCGTCCTCATCTAACAAGTCTTCAAATTCATCAATCCTATTAAGTAAAACATCATAACCAAAATTTTTAATTTCACTAAAATTTATTTGGTCAGTTCTAATTTCATCGTCAGTATCTAATAAAGTTCTAAAAGTTACGTCTAATGTTTGCGATGATTCATTAATGTAAAACGACACTAATTCCTTAATTTCCATTTCAATATTTCTTAAATCTATTGAACATGTCAATAGTTCTATTTAATTGTTCTTGTAATGGTTCAACCATATCGTCCTCAAGTTCATCAAAAATATCGTTTTCGTCGTCAAAATCCACTGTACCATTTTCCAAATCCAAAGGACCATCACCAATTGTGTCTAATTGCATTTCATCTATTTCCTCAAATGTTTCTTCAGGTTCAAATTTGGCACCTGAATAAACGTCCTCAGTTGCTTCATCAGAAAACAAACCAATATCTTTACCATCGTATTTCATTTCATTGATATTCATATTTCTATACTCCCCAACTTCACCTTTATTATTTACAGTAATACCGTTTTTATCGTTTGCAAAATCTTGAGTATATAATGGTTGTTCATTTGGTTTTGAATATTGAGTCACATATCCGTCATAAATTTCTTTATGCTTGTCTAATATGTTATTTCTTTCCTCGTTTGTAATATTGAAAAAATAAGCGTTCATAATTTTTTTATTTATAAATATGTTGATTAACAACAATATTAAATTTATCATTAAAATATGGATAAGGATTTGGAATTTTTCGCTGAAGGTGCTGTTATGTTGGATGGTCTTGAAAGTGCGATTATTGGTATTGTTGAGGAGTTTGGTAACGGTCCTCGTATTCTTTATTCTAAAAGTAAAATAATTGATGTTTTAGTTGAAAGGGACGGAATGGATGAGATTGAGGCCATTGAGTTTTACGATTTTAATATTCTTGGTTTATATGCTGGTGAACAAAATCCTGTTTTTCTCACAATACCATAACAATTAAAAACTTGTCATATAGATTCTTAATACTCTACTTGCCAAATCTTTAATATGTCTATTAGCCAATCTTAATATTTTACTTTGTTCCATAGAATCCTCGTCTTCATCATCACCTAATTTTTCTGAATCAATTTTGTACTTATCTTCAATTAGATTCATTGTGACCATAATCATTATATTTCTAGCATCATCTGCCATATCTAATACTTCCTCAAACGCTTCATCGTCACCTATCGTTCCATCACCATAGTGTCTATCAATATAATCTCTACCCATATATAAGAACGGAGAAGCTCCAAACATATTAACTATACCCGACTTTTTAATTAATTTTAAAAATCTAACTAATTCCAAGAGGTAATTTTTATTATTCATTTTAAAGTATTTAACGACATCGGCATTTTTAATAAAGGTATCCATATCACGGTCTTCATTTACCTTTCTTTTTTTTCTTCCTTGACAATGAGCTTTTTGAGAGAACCCTTTTGGGTTTTTACAATCAATACTTTTTTTATATTTTTGAGACCATTTCTCTTCAATTGGGGATTTTGCTCTGTTAATTAACATCCATCTGTCTGTAGTTGAGAATAGATTATTGGTTGATATGAGGTTACCAATATTTTCTTTATCACCATCATCCCAATTAACATAGTAAGCTTCAGAACCATCGTCAGGGTCTCTAAATACACCTCTAACTACACCATAACAACCAGGGTAAGGTTTGGTTTCACCTTCCATATTTAATAATCTAATTCTATCCTTTTCTTGTAATTTTGGTTTAAACATGATATAAAATATTTATTAATAAATATAACAAGATATTTATATTAATATGAAAACCACAATTTTAATTACTGAAGAACAAAAAAGAAAACTTATTGTTGAGTCTCTTAATAACGAAATAGAAGATGATGTGAAACAAAACTATAATCTTTTTAAACGAATTACAGAATTTTCTAAAGATGAGTTTTCAAACAATCTTGGATTTTTAATTACTTGGGGAGCGGGTATTGGTGGTTTTATGAAACCAGTTAATGATTTTTTATCAGGCGAGTATCCTGAATTAAGTGATAGAGATACGACATTAATTTTATTAGGTATTGTAGGAACTATTTTTATGAATAATAGAACTTTTATTGGTGATATTATTGATAAAATTAAAGAAAAAGGTTTGTTTGATGTATTTAAAATCGCACTTAATAAATCTAAAAATTTAAAGAAAACTTTTATTTCATTTTTAAAATCAATTGATATTAATGTTGGTAGTATGGTGACAATGTTATCTTACGCCTTTATGATACCATCACTAGGTCCAATTATAAACTTAGTACAAACAGGTCAAGTTACGTATGACGATACTATGTTATTTGTTTCGTCAATCGGGATGTCAAAATTAATTACTTTATCAGGTAAAGTTTTAAGTGAATTTTTTAAGAAACTAATTAGTAAATTACAAAATTAAGCGTTTTGTAACAAAGTGTTTATCACTTTTTCCTTATCTTTATTATTTAAATGGTGAATATCTTCATGAGTTTCAAACCAATTTCTAATTGTTGCATTTAAAGGTATCCTACGAATTTTTGATAATCGTTTAAACCCTTTTAATTGTGCTTTAATTTCTTCAGGTCTTGTGTAATATTCTAATGGGTCTTCAATATCCGCATTACCCCCTAACTCAAACTCTCCCGATTTATATTGTCTGTAGTGTTCTAATTCGTGAGCAAACAAATCATTTAGTTCGCCAATAATATCGTAAAGTAATTTATTAATATTTTCATCAGGATTAACAACAACTAAAACTTCAATAACATCTTGGTCTTTAACATAATTTCCATTAACTGCAAATCTTTTTATGTCGTCATCTTTTCTAACGGTTAACTCAACTGAAATATCTTTAACATTCGTAAAATTATATACCATTTCATCATTAATATCTTCAGGTAAATAAAATTCACCCTCTTGATTTTTCTTTAATATAGAAACAACGTCTTTAATCATTTTTTGAATTGGTAATCTGTGTGCCTTAGTTTCATTAATACTCTCGGTTTCTTTGAATTGTATGTCGGTTTTAGTAACCGCGATAGTCCCCTCAAACCCTATTGCAGACATCAAATATTCCCTGATTTCTCCTTTTATTTCCCATAATGTGGGTTTTGCAACAATATCTAAAAGTCCTTCCACATTATCAGAACCCCTTAATGCCTTTAAAAGATTTTTAAAAGTATAATCCATTTCATCATCAAAATCAAAAAGCTCAACCTCCAAAAATATGACAGGTTTCCAATCACCAGTATGAATCATCATTTTGATGTCGTTAACTTTTTTAACTCGGTATTTGAATTCATATGTAATACCTTCTTTTCTTGGGTTAGGGAATTGATAAAAATCACCTGAATACTGAAACACTTTTCTTTTCAGTAATCTACTAATGAATTCAATTCTATAACCGTGTTCTTGCATGGGAGACTCTTTATATACTAATAAATATGTTTTATTTTTACTTTATGGAAATAATAAATATACGAAAAAATAAAAAACCTGACAATGTTGCCGATAATCCAGGTTTATTACCCTATGGTTCTAATGTGGGGGCCCCAAGTATTAGTATAGAAAATGTTGACGGATGGAAGGCATCTAAATTACAAAAAGTAAATCATCAGTTTAAATCAAAATTTGAGGAAATGAAAAAAGACTATGATTTATTAATGGAGGAATTTTTATGGAACGAGATGATTTATAACTCTAAATTTACTTTTGAGCCAGTTGTTGGTGAAATATATCACCTTTACTATGGAAATGATGAAAGTGTTTTCTTATCATTAATTGGTCCTAACGAATGGAATAAAAAATACGTAGGGAGTTTTAAGTTAAATAGCGATAATAAATGGTTAAAAATTTAGAAATGGAATTATTAAACACCCACCCTATTAAAAAATCTGATTTAGGATTTCACGGAAATTTGTTTGGTGGGAAACTTTTGGCGTGGTTAGATGCATCTGCTGTGGCCTACGCAATGCAATTATGTGACACCCCTAGAATGGTTACAGTATCTATAGATAAATGCGTTTTTGAAAAACCGTCAAAAGAAGGTCAGTTATTAAAAATATTTGGGTGGCCATCATCTATTGGAACCACATCTGTGACTTTATATATTGAGGCCAGAGCGCATAATGTTAGAACAGGAAAACAATATATTGTATTAAAAACTCACACTAAATTTGTGTATATTGATGAAGATGGAGCGCCATTACCATTAAAAGAAAAATCAATTAAACGTATAACAACTATGATTGACTCAATTAAAAACGAAGAAACAAAAAACTAATATGGAACAAAAATTTGATTTTAAAGACATTACAATTATTCCAGAATCAATTTCATCAATAAATTCAAGAAGTGAGATTAATGTTAAAGATGAAAACAATAAATTACCAATTATTGTTTCCCCAATGGATACTGTAATTGATTACGATAATCAAGAAATTTTTACTAAAAATAATTTAGTTGTTTGTTTACCTAGAGGTGTTAAAAGTGTTGACACTAATTCGTTTTTTTCACTGTCTTTGGATGAATTTGAGTGGTACTTAGAGTTATTACCTGAAAAGACCGAACCAAAAAATATTTTGGTGGACATTGCAAATGGTCATATGGAAAAAATCCACACTTTATCTAAAAGGTTTATTGAAATGAGACCGACCGATTCTCACAAACTTATGGTTGGGAATATTGCTAATCCTGAAACATTTAAACGTTTTTGTGAGATTGGTGTTGATTATGTTAGAGTTGGCATTGGTGGTGGTAGTGGTTGTTTAACCTCAGCAAATACAGGTGTTCATTATCCGATGGCATCATTAATAAGTGAATGTTTTTGGATTAAACAATTATCTAATTACACTACAAACATAGTTGCCGATGGTGGGTTTAGGAATTACGATGACATAATTAAAGCGATTATGTTAGGTGCCGATTATGTTATGTTAGGAGGATTATTAAATCAAACTTTAGAGTCTTGTTCTCAAACTAAACTATTCAAAAAAATCCCAATCAGTTATAAAACTTCAGTTAAAATTTGGGATAAGTGTCCGTACCTTAGAAAACACATGTATAAAAATTTTAGGGGTATGTCAACCAAAGAAGTTCAAAGAAAATGGAATAGACCAGTATTAAAAACTTCTGAAGGGATATCTAAATTTAATAAGGTTGAATATAAATTAAGTTCTTGGGTTGAAAACTTTGAGGATTATCTTAAATCAGCAATGTCCTACACTAATTCAAGGACTTTATCTGAGTTTAGAGAATCCCAATATGTTTTTATCACTGAGAATGCGTTAAAAAGGTTTTCTAAATAAATTCTATGGATACTTTTAAATTACCTTGTCCTTTAATTATTCTGTGATATACACCTTCAGGTATTATATATTTTTGGCCTTTTGTAAGACTTTTTGGTAATTCGTTATCCATTTGTATTTCCCATCCTTGACCTTCAAGGACTGTGACTAATCTATCCTCTCTATCTCTGTGCCATTTTAATTCATCAGATTCGGTATTTTCACTAAACACACGAATTTTTTTATTACCCTCATTTATTTCGTCAAATGGTAAATCATTAACTTTTGATTTTTTCTTTTTAAATAGTTTCATTAATATTAAAAATATAGTACCACCAGGTAACAAAAATATACCCGCCATACCTAATTTAGTTAAAGTTCTTTTAAATACACTCTTAAGTTCATTACCAATTTTTTCACGTTCTTCTTCACTAATTGATTCCCCACTATTAACCAATTTAATTAAATTAGAATATGCTGATTTAGCATCATCACTTGAATTTTTAAGTTCTTCTAAGAATGTTTTTTTTATTGATTCTTTGTGTTTATTGAAAAATTCTTTGACTTTATTTTCATTTAACACGTTTAAACGTTTGTTCATATTACCAGCTTCTTGACGATTTTAAACCTAATTTTTTTCTATATCTTGACACATTACAAGACCAATATCCAGCAGTTGTTCTATCTTTCTTTTGGTCACATTTGTGTCTCGCTCTAAATGATTTTGCCCTGCCTTTACTAGCATTTTTAATTCTTAAATTTGGGTCCCCAAATGTAACTTTTTTTACTGTACCTTTTGGGGTTTTAACATAAACTGCGAATTTTTTTGGTCCGCCAGGTGTTCTAAATGGACTACCTAATTTAACTTTTTTACCACGGTGTATCGCTTCATTTAAAACATCCTCAAGGTCATTTTCATAAATAGGTGCGTCCAAATAAACCTCATCCCCATTTTCAAGGATAACTTTTTTTCCTAAATCAGATTCAACTAACCATATATCATTTTCGTTTAATGATAACAAATTTTGATTATAAAGTTCTCTAGCTTCATTAATCAAATCAAAATATTTTGATGAATATATTCTAAAAACGTTTTCACTTAAACTAACTTTATTTTCTAAATGATATTTTAACTCAGGAGAAACGTCAACACCTCTTTTTAATTTCATAGGTGGGTTTTTATATTCACGTAAAACTGATTCTATTAATAAATCTAAATTTTTCATAACTTCTTTTTTATTTAAATAAATATCCCTATATTTGTGTTATGAATGAAAAAGTTTTATATATCGTTAGGGGAGTACCAGGTTCAGGTAAATCAACTTTTGCAAGACAATTAACCTCAAACGTATTTGAGGCGGACCAATATTTTATTGATGAAAATGGTGAATACAAATTTGATTTTACAAAAATCAAAGACGCTCATAAAGATTGTCAAGATAATGTAAAATACGCCATGGAATCATCTATTCCAAAAATTGCCGTGTCAAATACATTCACCCAAGAATGGGAGATGGAATATTATTTCAACATTGCTAAAGAATTTGGGTATAAAGTTTTTACAATAATTGTGGAAAATAGACACGGTGGTAAGAATGTACACAATGTTCCTGATAATATTATTGACTCAATGAAAACCCGATTTGAATTTAACCTATGAAGTACTCCCCTTTACTAGCGGCATTAATCTTATTTTTTAGAATTTTTATAGTTTTAAAACTATTACTATTGTTTTTACAAACAAGTTTATATCCTGAGAAATATGATGTTTCATCATTAACTTGGTGGATTTATTTATTGATTTTTGATATTTGGGTTTTAACCCAAATACCAGCACCTGAAGAAAAATCGGATAGTGATGAATGATTATTATTTAGAGTATTTCCGAAATAAGAAATAAAGACCAAAAAATAGTCCCGATACGCAATACAAAATTAAATTTGCATAAAATAAACTCCCTGTCGTAACAATCAGATAATATTGAACCGCATCGAATCCAAATGGATTGAAGAACATTGCTAACATAAGGAACTTTATTGAAAGATTCCCCAAAAATATTTGTCTCCACGTCTTGATTCGATTCATCATCGTCCATATATGTTAATTTAACATTTATGTAATAAAAAATTACGAATATTAATATAAACCAAATGTTGAGTTATTTTGATTTATATTAATATTTATCTATATAAATAACATTTAGTATGAAAAAATACATAATTGACGAAAATAAACTTCGTAAAGCAATTAGACAGCATATTCTTGAGTCAGACTCAACTCAAGAACCTAATGAAGGAAAACAAAGATGCCTTACAACTAACACAGTTAGTTTGGATGAAATTGTCGGTTTAAATGATGGGTTTAAAAACTACACTTCAAAGTTGTATAAAAGAAGTGGTGGTATTAGAGGTATGGTAGACGCTTTGGATATTTTAAGAACCATAAGATTACACCCTGATGTTACAGATGCTGGTGAACATTTATCTTACGATTTAATGAATCATCTTAACACATTTCGTGGTAAAAATTATTTAGATGAGACAACAGGTAATTGTCACAGTGCCATGGATAAAGTACTTGAGCTTTATAAAGAAAATGAACACGGTGAAGAATTAGTGAAAGATATTGAAAAAGTTCTTTCTCATCCTGACCCATCGTCAAGAGCCAAAGAATATTTAAAAAGATGTTTACAGTTAGTAAAAGAAAAATAATCCTCTTTACAGAGGACTTTTAGGACCGTTATCGTTATGGTAACAACTAAAGGGGAGGTTCGCTACCATCCCCTTTTTTATTTCAGATATTTCAGGATTTTATCCTTAACACCTGACTGTTTAATTCCCTCATTATAAGGTTTGGTTGTTCTTACAAAATTCTCAAGTGATGACAAATTCAGGTCATCAACCGCAACCCAATGAGTTACTTCAGGATGATTCTTTAAGTATTCATTGACCTCATAAACACGGATACTTTCACTAAATCCCTTCCAATGTAACATAGCGTGGCCAGTCTCATCAAAGTCTTTCATATTGGGAGTGTAATCAATAGGAGGTTTAATACCACGAGTGATGTACATTTCTTTCATTTGGTCTAAAGTCCCGTGTAATTTCCAATCAGATGATATAACAAGTTCACACCCTGTTTCATCAATAATTTCTTTAAGAATTTTAACCGCCTTCACATCAAAATTATCCATTCGGATATCCATTGGTGTTTCAGGGTTGCTATCAAACCCTTTCTTTTTATAACGACCACCCCAATTATTTGACAAACAAATAACTCCATCGTGGTCTAAAAATAATACTTTCATAACTTATTTATTTAACACCTCTAAACAATTTTCTTTCCAAGAAAAGTGACCAACATTAAGTGGAACACAAGAATCTTTACTTTGCATTATTAAAATTAACTCATGTTCATCGTCATCTAAATGAAATTCAAACCCTTTATCTTTTAGAAAAACAATTTTATCTATGTGTTCTGTAAAGACAATTTTATCTTTTACTACACCTACCGACTCAGCAACTTTGTATAACTCATCATTTTGTTTTTCAATCCAATACCACCCTTTTTCTAATGCGGGTTCCGTTGAAATCCTTGAGGTAACAATCCATACATCAATTCCTTTACCAATCAATTCTTTGGCAAAGTCCTGAACATCTTTTCGGGATAATGTCCCATCAAAATCAAAACTTACTTTCATATCTTATTTAATTTCAAACGCCGCTCTCATTGGTCGTCTCGCTTTAACCGCATCTTCAGGATTACCAATTACGACACCATCTTTGATTGTAAAGGCATGACCTTTAACCAATACAAAGAATGTTCCTTTTGGATTCTTTTTAACAAAAGTTCCTACGGTCATTTGTCTGTTAACAATTTTATATAGTTTATCAGTACCAGTAACTTTTACTTTAACAGGATAAGATAATGAATGAGGGAGTAAAGGATTTTTTGTGGGTGTCCCAACAGGACAAACTTTTTTACCATTTACTTTGATATTACATTCTGACAACTTAACCATCTTAGATGCCGTGAAAAAAGTACCTCTTCTTGGTTGTCTTTTAAACTCCTCAGCAACAAACTTGTGAGCGTAATCATAAGAAATCTCAAATGAAGATGCAAATGCTCTTACAACACAATCATTTGTCTCACCTTTAGCAATTGCAGATTCAGTATATCCTTTAATTGCTCGTCCTGTTGTTTCGTATGGTAGTTTGTTTTTCATATCACAAATATACACAAAAAATCTCAAACCATAAAAGGCCTGAGATTTTTTTCACGGGAGTTATTAACAATTACTTGACTTCTTCAAATTCTACATCTGAAAAATCAGTATCATTTGTTGATTCGTTGGTTGATTCATTATTAGAATTCTCATACAAGTTTTGAGAAACTGATTGGAATTTATTGTTTAATGTTTCCATTTTAGATTCCAAAATAGTTAACTCTTTTTTATCTACAGATTCTTTTAAACTACTGATAAGTTCTGTTAATTCATTCTTATCAGTTTCTGATATTTTTTCCTCTAAGTCTTTTAAAGACCTTTCAGATTGAAATACTGTAGAATCCGCTTTGTTAATTAATTCAACTTCTTCTCTCGCCTTTTGGTCTGATTCAGCATTTGCTTCGGCATCTGCCTTCATTTTATCAATTTCTTCTTTGGATAAACCTGATGAAGACTCAATTCTAATTGATTGAACTTTATTTGTTCCTTTATCAACTGCCGATACATTAATAATACCATTAGCGTCAATGTCAAAAGTCACTTCAATTTGAGGGACTCCTCTTTGTGATGGTGGAATATCGGTCAATTGGAATCTACCAATAGTTTTATTGTCTTTGGCCATCGCTCTTTCACCTTGTAATACATGAATATCAACACTTGGTTGATTGTCAACTGCTGTTGAGAATACCTGAGATTTTTTAGTTGGGATTGTTGTGTTAGATTCAATTAACTTAGTAAACACCCCACCCATAGTCTCAATACCTAATGAAAGTGGTGTAACGTCTAATAACAAGACATCTTTAACATCTCCAGCCAATACACCTCCTTGAATTGCCGCACCTAACGCAACAACCTCATCAGGATTAACCCCTTTTGAAGGTTCTTTACCGAAGAAGTTTTTAACCGCCTCTTGAATTGCGGGAATTCTTGTTGTCCCCCCAACCAATATAATTTCATCAATATCAGTTGTTTTAATACCCGCATTTTTCAACGCTGTTTTACAAGGTTCAATAGTTCTTTTAACCAAATCATCAACAAGTTGTTCAAATTTAGATTTTGTTAATGTTAACACTAAATGTTTTGGGATTCCATCAACAGGAATTAAATATGGTAAATTAATTTCGGTTGATGATGATGAAGACAACTCAATTTTTGCTTTTTCAGCAGACTCTTTCAGTCTTTGTAATGCCATTGGGTCCTGACTTGGGTCAATATTATGTTCTTTTTTAAACTCTCCAACCAAATAATCAATAATTGCTTGGTCAAAGTCATCACCACCCAAATGAGTATCACCATCAGTAGCCATTACCTCAAAAACACCATCACCTAACTCAAGGATAGAAACGTCATGAGTTCCACCACCACAGTCAAATACAACGACAACGGCATCTTTTGATTTTTTATCAAGTCCGTAAGCCAATGCCGCCGCGGTTGGTTCATTGATAATTCGTCTAACTTTTAATCCCGCAATTTCACCCGCTTCTTTAGTTGCTTGACGTTGAGCATCATTAAAGTACGCAGGAACAGTAATAACCGCCTCAGTAACTGTAGTACCCAAATAGTCCTCAGCCGTCTTTTTCATTTTCTGAAGGATAGTTGCTGAAATTTCTTGTGGTGAGTATTCCTTACCATCAATTTTAACTCTAGGTGAGTTATTCTTACCTTTAATTACGGAATACGGAACTTTACCAACTTCGTCTTTAGATTCGTCGTAGGTTGACCCCATAAATCTTTTAATTGAATAAACAGTTTTAGTTGGGTTTGTCACAGATTGTCTTTTAGCGGGGTCACCCACTTTTCTTTCCCCTTCATTCACATACCCCACAATTGATGGTGTAGTTCTTTTACCTTCACTGTTTGGGATAACAATAGGTTCATTACCTTCCATTACCGCAACACACGAATTTGTTGTACCTAAATCAATTCCAATAATTTTACTCATAGTTTTTATTTTTATTTTTATTTATTTTCGTTATTTATATAATAAAAATTATACCAAATGTCAAAACCTGACAAATTGTCAGTATAATTTTTTTTTGTGTCAGTATTGTTTTATTAAAAATATTATTAATTTTGTGATATGTCAAAGAAAAAGGTAGAAATAGAGCACAAAAAGTGGGAAAGAGTGTTTGAGGATGATGAAACAATCATCACATTCAAGTATGATAGTAAAAAAAGTATGATTAATCCTTGTGAAGTTGAAATAAAATACAAGGTTGAAAGAAAAGGTGGTGTTAAGAGGAGTAAAATTTAATTACTCCTCTTTAGATGCATATTTAATACCCATTATAGTACCTATAATTGAGAAAGCGTTAGTTAACAGTATACCAAACATATTTGACCAAGCGGCACTTATAACTTGTGTGTCTTTACCCATGAGCATAGTGAATACATAAACCCCTGTTGTAATAAACCCAACACCTACAATAATCCATAATGCAACTCTAACAATAGTTGAAATTAATTGGTTTTGGGTTCTTTTTTGAAGTAAGTCTAAGTCGTTTTCGGCACTTTGCTTTGCGGTTTCAGCGTCAATCTTAGCTTGTTCGGCCTTAACCATTTCATTTTTTAGCTCCTCAGTTAATCTAAGGTTATCTTGTTTCCACTCATTAAGTTCTCTATTTTGGACTTCAAAAGTCAACCTTGATTCCTCAACTTCTCTTAAAGTTTCTTGTAATTCCCCAAGTATTCTTTCATTTTCATTATTGGCGTTAGTTAATTCGTCGTTTTGCTTTTGAATTTTTTTTGTCATTTCAAGACGTTTTTTTCTTTTTTCTTCATCTTTAGTTTGACAAGTTTTTAAATACTCTTTAAACTCTTCATCATCCTCACCATCAATAAGTTTGGTAATATTACCCTCAAGACCTATACCCTTTTTATTATATAAGTCAATTAACGTTTTTTTAGTATTTAAATCTATTTTAATCATCTGTATATTTTAAATGGTGCGGTTCTATTTTTATACC